GTCGGCAACCTTCGATTCTTACGTATATACGGAAGTATAGGTTCCCTTTTTTATACACAGTATATATGTAATGTCCCTTTTTATACACTTTATCGTTATTATTACTACTTTGTGAAGTAATCCACTACAAGCATCATCTTAACGTAATCATCCCCCGTATATTGGGGTTCCATTCGTGTTACAAGTGCCTGTTGTTCTATGCCATTCCTATCCCTTAATGTAATCATTGTATTGACTAGGGGGGTAAAAGGGGGGACTTGCTTATGTAATAGATTTTTAATCTTATGCCATACTGTATCATCAACATTATGTTCGACTTCTACGGGACCACCAAGGTCATGTTCTGTATAGGTTATTTTCATTTTATTTTGTTAAGTGTTGGTAGATAGGACACTTTGTTCTTCGGCAGTACACGTAGTCTTATCTGTAAATATTGATTGTAGTAGTCATTCCTATTCAATGCATCGGACCCCAGTATCATACGTGCTTCTGCCATACGTAATGACTGCTTATTATAGTATAAGGATATGATTTCAAATAGAAAGTATTGCTTGCCGTGGGTCGTTATATCTTGATTAAGTTCTGTATTACTGCCTGTATATACACGCCAATCATCTTTCTTCTTCTTTACTTTTATCTGTTTACACCCAATGTATTTCTTATGGTTTATAAGACTAGTAATGATATAAGTAAATCCAAATGCTGTATCTGGTTCACCGACGCCATTATATAACCAATGTCCAAATGACCTATGATTGGCGTAGTATGTCAGGGATTTTATATTTTCATTTGTTAGCATATATGTTTTCCTTGGTTTTCTGATAGGGTATATTTAGACTTATAATCTTCATTACCCTTCAATTGAACTTCCAGTGTCTTTCTATGTATGATAGCATTCTGTGGAAGACGCATTAAGGTATATACTGTATTATTTTTACCAGTATAGATTCTTTCGTGTAAATTACCCGTCCATTTTAGACCAATCCCATTCTTGAATAACCTTGTTTGATAATCACCCTGTTCCCATTGAATGATATTATTATCTGTCACTGACCAACCATACTGTTTTGCTGCTTCCTGTGTAAGGCCTTCTACTATATTGATACGTGGTAAATTAATCAAATCTGGATAGTCATTATTACTAATTATATCCTTTATATTATATATTAATTCTTTCGGTATTCTTTCGTCACTATCAAGAAACAGCGAATAATCATTTTTAAGGAACCCCAGAATGTAATTGCGGTGTTCCGAATAACTGTAATCCAACTTGTGACAGAATGGTTGGGCATACTTTTTATAGCATGACGGCACATTATCTTCTGAACCGTCAAATAATAGCAATATGTTATCATTAGTATCTTTATTTTTTGATAGATATTGAAGCAATGATACCACCACTTTTTCATTGTCTTTTGGACAGGACAATACAACATAGTTTATTGATATTTTAGATTTTTTCATAACTTATAAGGGTATAGGTAGTCTTAACATAATCACCACATAAATTATCCCATTCAATTTCTTCCACCTGTAGTTTATTGGAATTACCAACATGGTCTATTACAGTAATAATATCCCCAACTTCCACTTGTAGTCTTTTGACGGGGGTAAGATTGTATTCAATACCATCAATATTTATAGTTTTTAGTTTATTCATATTTTTATATTACTGTCATTCCATATAAATAGTAAATAGAATTTGTAAAGTTGAATTTATTTTTTTCTAATCTGTGTTCACAACATTTCATAATATTTCATAGAATCATTATATATTATTTTATGTATTTATCAAGCACTTTATGCAGTCTGTACTTCATTTTTTCCATATTGAACTTTTCTGAATTTTCCTTAGCAAGTAATGTTGCCAGTGTATTATGTAATGTTCTATCATTTTTATAGAAATTCATTAAAACAGTCATTGCTTTCTTATAATCCACTACAAACCATTTGGACTTTGGTGGAAAGTATTCCGACACAATGGATGGATGTATTTCCTTTAGTTCACCATCCAACAATATAGCACGTTCCTTTGGTAGGAAATCCAAATGCCCACTATAGTTGGGTGCTATAACAGGTTTACCGCTTAAGGATGACTGAAGTAAAGGCATTCCAAATCCTTCCCCGTGACTGAAACTGATATGTGCTATTACCTTATTATGATTATATAAAGCATTCATTTCAATTTCCGTTAATTCACCATGAAGAACGTAGATAGATGGTAATTCTTTAACATCCACTTTCAATTCTGCTGCCATTGCATTTTTCAATTGTTGTATTCTTTCCATACAGTGATTTCTATCCATTGTACTAAAACTAATACCACTTGTTTTTAATATAAGGGCAGGCATTACTTCTTCCTGCCAGAATGTTTCATAGAATGTCTTACATAGATTACCGACATCTTTTCTATCACTAAATATATTATTATGGGTAATCTGACCAACAAATAGGAATGCTTCCTTTTCATCAACTTCTTCCATCATCTTATCAACTGTTGGTAAGGTTTCCTTCGTCATTTTATATACTGCTGTATTGGCAGACCAAGATACTACTTCAATGGGACTTGTTACCTTTTTCGGACTGTTTTCATATACTGTTCTTGCGAATTCACTACAGACGATATTCAGACTATGTTTATTCAATCCATCAATAACATTATCATAAACAAAATCTACTTCAATGCCAGCACTAAAGTTAATATCCATTTTCTTACCAACAGGGGCATGACTTAAATGGGGTATGGTTACAGCGAAATATATGTCAGGTTGTGGTACTTCTTTCTGACCCCTTATGATTTTACTTTCAATAAGTCTATCACGGGGTTCTGTCGAACTTCGGTTCGGGCAAGCACCCCATCCCGTAACATTAATCGATGTATCACATTTAAGATAAGAATGTAGACATTCAAAAATGGAATCTGTCATTTCGCCATATCCACTGCGGTTCAATGCCGGACCTTCAAGTATTGTTGTATATTTAGTCATATATTATATTTTATAAAGATTGAAATTATTAATAGGAACAAAGGATTCTACCATTTTTGTTATTCCTTCGACAACTGCCGTTGAAAATTGGATGGCAGTTAACCCATTAAGGATACAGTATTGTCTTCCCTGTAAACCAAGTTCTTTTCGTTGATAAGGGGGTGTATCATACCATTCCCGTATTTTCCTAGCAACATCATCAATATTAGCATTAAGGTCTGTCAAATATGGTGTCTGGGGGGAACCAATTATTGTACGTTGATTAGTTACATACTTACACCACGGACCGTTACCTTGGTCTTTCAGTCCCCCTGTATTATTAAGTATAAGTGGTTTACCGGCAAGCATTCCTTCATTCGCACTTAAACCAAATCCTTCGGCATTACTTATATTAACAACAACATCTGCACAGTTATACATTTGATTTAATATATATTCAGGTACACGGTCTGTATTAATGAATATATTACAGTGGGGGGCAAGGGCAGCACATACTTCCACTAAATTTGTACCATATTCACTACTAAGTTCGGTCTGTAATAGTAATGCTACCTTACTTTTTTCATCATAGGATAGGGAATCCGAAAATAATTTAAATGCTTCAATCAAATCAGGTATTTTCTTTCGTGATTGATTACGACTATTAAGCATTACGACGAATGATGGATTCATACCACGAAACAATCTATCCTTTACATTTGTATATTCATTGGGCATTAAGGGTTTAAATACATTTTCATCGCTACCATGTCCAACATAGGATACGACTGGTAAATTATTCTGAAATGATTTACTTAAAACATTATTTGTAAAATCAACTGTTTGTTTACTTATACATCCAATGGCATCAAAGGATTCATATAGGGGAAGATTGAAATGATATTTACCACCTTCAACGGGAACTAAATCCGAATCCCATACAGAAATGTAGTACACACTAAGTTTATTACGAAATAAATAACTGTATGTGAAGTAATTATAAAATCTATAGGGGTCAGTCATTAATACTATACAATCAATAGCATGTGTCTTTATAATATGGTCGTATAGCATAATATCATCATATTTATTGCTATAATAAATCATTACTTCTTCCCCCCCATCAAACTTATGAATGTGGGGTTGTGGTATATTCTTATCATTGATTACACCAATGGTTATTACTTTATTGCCATTCTGAATTAATTTACGTGATACATGTCGTAATTGATTTCCAACACCACTTGAATGTATTACAGAATCACCAACGATTAAAATTGTTTTGTTTGTTATCATAATTTATTTATTTATTTATTTATTATCGAAATGGGATAACCCTTTGATTGTATTTTATTCCAATCAATTGTAAGGAATGGTCTATCACTATAACTAGTTCCCACATAAGACCAGTATTTATTTATAAAATGATATAAGTGTTGTGTTTCTATGACAGCACCACTTACAAATTCTTCTTTTTCTGTGAACCATGCTTGTAATGTATATGTTGGATATAAACTACCTTCCTTGATGGAACTTGTTCTTTTAAGATATTCACTTGGTGTATTCGGATATAGTTCCTGTCTTACTGTAAAATCTGACCAATATCTACCACCTTCCTTCGCATACCTAATACGGGTAGCAAATGTATGAATTCCTTTATCATCTTTTGTAAGGAAATCAATACCAAACATCGTGTCATATTCAGTACCTTCAATGGATATACATGGTCCATTATATCCAAATTTACGAAGGGCAATGGGAACTAACTTTTTATCAAGTTCCACCGATTTATTAAAATTGACTGATTTATCATTCATAGATGTCACAGTATATATAGTAGTAAAAAAAAGAAAAACATAAAATATTTTATGTTTTTTTATTATTTTATTTTATTGTCGGACTATGTAGTGTATTATATTCTTCCATCATCATATCTTTTGTTTTTTCCATTTGTAGAACCAATTCACCCCCTTTATAAAAGAATAATTCATTCATATGGGGACCACAATCTTTCATCATTTTATTGATAATTCCTTGGTCAGTATAATTCTTATATAGTTCAAGATAAAGTTTAAAATGTGGTGTATTAAAGAACTGTTCCAGTATCTGTTCACGTGTCATATTTTTCCTTCCTGTACAGAATCCCTAATCATAACTGTCATTTTACGAAGGGGTAGGTATAGATTACCCAAGGATATTCTATCCCTGTTATTATAATGTTTATCAATACTATCATTCCACTGATTTAGGTTACGTTGAATGTTGTTGATACGTCCCACCGTATTATAAATCTGGTGGTAAGTTTCATCCCTATCCTTAAAAAGGGTTTTTCCATATAAGATGTTTTCTATTGTCATATCCAAATAAGTATAGGGGTATCTAGCAAAAAGTCAAGAACATTATGTTAATGTAGAATAGAAAAAAAGGACTAACCTTTTTATCGGTTAGTCCCTGACAAGTAGGCAAACATCACTAAACCCACTTAAAAAGTATATACTATAATAACTGTTATGTCAACTGGTAAAGGGGATTTTGATTATCTTCCTTACGAAGATTCAGAAGATTCGTCCGAACATTTTTCACATTCCACTTGTATTTTATAATATTGATGGGGGGATTCTTATATATGACCCCATCCTTTTTAATGACAGACGTTGATACCTTTAGGATGGGTCGAATGGATTCCATCGTTTTTACAACCTGACTTTCCAAAACTTTTAGTTTGTATGTATCCTTCCAGTCATCGTGTTTAATCTTAATCCTTTCAACAATTGTACGAAAATGTTCATTGATTAACAGACAGAAAACTTCTTCTTCCATGTCATCATTAATATTGGAAGTGGTAGTAAGTCCATTTATCCCCCTTGGAAGTTCAAATATCCATACCTTAATGGTATCCATATTTTTCACTTCGGGGGTTAGTCCTTCGTAGATAAGTGTCTGGAAGTGACAGTTAATCACTGTGTTATCCATGTGAAGGAAGTTATGTTTGGAAGTCATCATGAACCTATACAGGTTGTGTTCCAGTTGAATGTCTGACAATGTTCTATTTTTCATGTTTTATGTTATATGTTATATGTTATTCGATGGAATCCATCCGATGGAATAGGGATTGGACCTATCACCATCTTTCTATAGTATACGGTATGAATGAAAAAAGTCAAGAACGGTTATTGTTCAGGGGTATCCATCATTTTTTTTATATGTTCCTTTATCTGTTCCTTACACCATTCATCATGTTCTTTAAAAGGACTGTCCTTTCGTTCCAACCACCACCACGGGAATCCCCACCACTATTAAAAAAACCACCATACCAATCATTTCATCATAATAGATATTTTTTCTTAATATTTTTAAAAAGTCGGAATATACAGATACCAACTGTTACACATAAAATAAATCCTACCATACCTTCCCATCCTGCTTCCCTTGTGTCGGGTACGGGACGATTCCAACAAGGCATATTAAAAAACGAATCAAGTGACTTTATCATAATATTCTTTCTTTCCTATATCCTACCACACTTTTAAAAAAAGTCAACTGTCTTTATCATAATATTCTTTCTTTTCTATATCCTACAAAAAAAGTCAACTGTCTTATTATAGGACAGGGACCCTGACTGACAGGGAAATAGTATAAAAAATGTCTTGATTCTTTTTATAGGATGTAGTATTCTATGGTGTTGGTAGAAACAATATAAAAAAACAAAGAATAAAAAGTCAGAAGAACCGACGTATAAAATATGAAAAACTATAAAGGTTACATTATCAAGGACAGTGGTGAATATGATGGCAGTTGCTATGTTATTGGAAATGGTATATGTTTTCTGGCAGAATCCAAGAAACATGCCAGACAGATTATTGATGTGATTACGAAGTAAAATAATATTAAATATATAAAACAAAAAACCCTTACTGTTAATTTAGTAAGGGTTTCTTTATTATCGTGGACAAGTATTAAATCCACCCTGTATTCTTTTTCTATGACAGAAAGCAATTCCATATGGTCCCTTACCATAAACATTACGTTTCTTTACTAAATATTTTACATGAATTGTATCACAGTTATAGTAATATTTCTTACGGTTATGTTCATATTCATATTTACCAATGGAAGAATCTTTATAGTTTTTAATTTCTATTTCTTCTTCTTTACACAGTTCTTTATATCTATTCCTTTTATATTCTTCCTGTTTTCTATTCATAATATCCTTATTTACTGTACTATGTACTTAATTATTTTACTTATATTTATTTCAGGACACAAAAGTTCTTCAGTTAGTAGAATCAAAAAAAAACAGAATTAACTGTTTAAAAAAAATCTACTACTTACGAACACTTTCATGTCCTGATATAAATACCTTATATTTATTTCAGTATCACCTAGAATTATTTCAGTCAAGTTCTAACTTACTTTCCTAGTCTAAGAACATTTTACTAAGACCTACAGATTACTATACTTTTACAATAATCATACATGAAATACCGACTTTCATGTGGTTCATATTTTGATATATGAATCAGTTAACGTGTTATTAACCCTTATCTTAGTGTTCAAATTTGTTAAACGGTCTTGAACAATCCACCAGTTACTTGTTTACGACTTCCACGTAATCCTTTCACTGATTTCCACTTGGTTGTAGAATTCCACTACAGCAATACCAACCATATTCTAACTTTTAATTATTAATTATGTTTTGTTAATTACAGACTTGTTTTAATTATATATGTTCGACTTCAGTTTATACGTCGGTCTGACCGACTTTTTATTCATTAAGTGTTTAATTATATTTTTTAACTATTAACTATACCAATAAGTATAACACAAAAAAACCAAACGTCAATATTTTTTCAAATAAAAAAAGTCCCCTAGAAAATCTTTCATTCTAGGGGATTATCTACTATATAACAGTTTTTTGTAATGATAGTAATATATCATATAATAAGTAGAAGTCAACATATAATCTTTCAAAGGGGGGGGGGAATTATAACAGAATTAAGTCTTAACTTACAGAATTCCTTTTCCTTAGCAATTTCATATCTTTTTTTATTTTATCCTTATTCAATTCCCATTCATTTTCAATTACCCATCCCAGATTATCAAAGGCATCATTAGTTTCTGCTAAATGGCATTCCAACTGTTCTTCCTGTGATTGTAAAGCAATATCCCTATCTTCCCTATGTTGTATCTGTGATACTACATTCGTATATTCGATGACACGTTGAACATGAACTTTGCAGCGATTCAGTTCATCCCTTAATATTACAAGACCCATTCTTTCATTTCGATTCATATTATAATTTAAGTTCTTTGATTATAGTTTTTTCTGCCGTTGACATTTTATCTTTTAATTCAGTTTTCAGTTCAACAATAGACTGATTATTTTCAACTGCTGTAACCACTTTCTTTAATGCTGAATTTGAATGTGTCACCATTTCAACTGCCCGTGGAATAAGTATATGTATGCCTTTTACTATCCATGACACAATGCTTTCAATGATTCCAAAGATTGCTGCCGTAACAGGATTGGCAGTAGCAAGGATACGTAGTATAAAAAATATTATACCAGCAACAAGTAACCACATGCTAAAATGCTTAATTGATTGAAATATACCACCCAGACCAAACCACGATTTGTATTCGGACAATTCTTGTTCAAGGGCAGGGACTTTACTTGCTTCCTTTACAATATTATCGTCAACACGTTTATCTTCTTTTTGAACGGATTGTATCGCCTTATCTATATCATGGAAATTCGTGGTTGATATACTGTTCTTGGCAGATTCCATTTGGACTATACTAGGAACACCAACAATAGATATAACCTTATTGTTACTATCAATAGCAGCAGGAACATTTGTTTTAACTAAATATAAATCAGTAGTATATGCCACCTGTTTAACAAGGTCTAACTTTTTAATATTAACCTGTGCTTTCGATTTGTTTGGTTGAAGAACACTACACCCCTGTCCAGTTAATATAGCAATGATTAGTAACAGTGTGTATGTCAGGGGGTATGTCTTCATGGTTTATGTGTCCGAATGTAACGTATGCTATTGCAATATTAAAGAAGTGACGTTGGTGGAATACTGGAAGGGCATTGGACTAGGCATAGGGAAACCATTCCATGTCGTCTTAGGGGGTGCTTCATTCATATGCTTATTTATATATGGAACTAGAAAAGAACTAATAAGAAATAGACTTACTGCAGCAACTGCTGACCATGATATAATCTTTGTATGGACACTTTCCATTTTAGTTTCCATGGTTTCCAGACGTTTTTCATATTGATTCATACGAAGTAAATGAAGGGGGCAGTCAAATCCTTTTTCAGGTATGATTGCCAATCGTTGTTCCATGCGTGATAAAGACTGTTTGATTTCCAGTATATCAGATTTCAGTTGAATGTTGTCTTTTTCATTCTGCTGTATACGGTATGATATTAGTTCTGTATCACCCATAAGACTTAGATTACCCCCCGTTCCGTTGCTACCCTATTTGTTAGGGATACTATTTTATCAAAGACTTCTGCCAACTGTAAATCAGTCTGACTAAGTTCCATGATATTTTCAAGGGTAAAACTTACACTATGGTCAGGAAAAGGTTCCCCCGTTGAACTAATGTAAGGGGTCAATACCACAAAGGCATTAATCGGTTCGGACGGTGTAGACCAGTTAATAGTAAGTTGTCGTATGTAATACTGGTCCGGTGTCCTTGTTTCCGTTGCTGGTATTACTATTGCGTTTAGTTTATCGCTTTTTATTGGCATATATATATTTCTTTCTTATTTATATTTAGAACTGAATCGATAGTTGTCATAGGTTTACCGCATTCCGGCCACCTACCAACATTACCGTTTGTAAAATCTAATCCATTTTCTATATTAAGTTTATGGTTTGTAAAGAAGCAGTTCACGCCTTCCTTATCACATGTTACAAAATAATAACCATGATAATCCATAAGTTTCTTCCAGGAAGTTATACTGGCACCATAGTAGTTGTCCCCTGACCATACTGCTTGGGAATCATAGGGCATTACCTTATCTTCCGTTCCAAAGGATACATTGTATTCTGCGATTACTATATCAGCAGTATAATGTTTCAACACTTCATGAAGAACCCATACGTCATTACCGTCAATATCTATACTGAATAGATTAAGATTACGGGGTGTATCATAGGATTTCATAATACCCACCACATTTTCTTTTGTAATAAAATGTTGATATATCTTTTCATGGGGAACACTATAAGCACCGTCCACCTGTGTTACTGCCCATGAATATTTATCCTTCAGAAACTTTGTATTATTTTCTGTTGGACTAACACCGATTTCAAAAGCATTCTTTTTATAACAATCATGTCCCCATAGTTCTTTTATAAGGGATTCTGTTATTCCGTCCGAAAGGAACTGACTGCTATATTTTGTATGGAAATCAAGTATCATATTAACACCCACCCTTTTACGGATTTAATCTTGCCTTTGATAAGGGCATTTACATTACCAATGTTTAGATTATATTTAGTATAGAAATCATACTGTATTCCTGTAAATACTTCCCCTGTATTGATATTATTAAAAGAATATATTGTATAATCTTTATTTGCTGCTGATTTTTTAGCACAATGTTCAGCACTTTGTTTTTTACCTGTCTTTGCTGCTGATATTTTAGCACAATGTTCAGCACTACGTTCCTTTGACTGTTTGCCAAGTTTCTTACCTTTCTTTGCTGCCGATATATTAGCACAATGTTCAGCACTATATTTGCCACGTTTACCGTTGGGGGGACATGCTGCCAAGGGATTTGTATTATAAATCATATGGGGCATAAGAAATGCAATGTCAAGATACTGCTGTTCAATATTTAACAAATCTGCTTCGGCACATTCTTCCAGCACTTCAAAGTAAAAATCCTGTATTCCATGTTTTTTTATTGAACGGTGAAGTAAGTTGCCCTTTTCTTTGGCACGTTTATGGGCAGTCCACCTTATATCAATATCATTTGAACTTCCAATATAATATTTATTGTTGACCACATTTTCGATTTTATATATTCCTATTTTCTTCATGCTTATAAGTATAACACAGTTCTTATTATATTTCAAGTTTTTAACTTAAAGAAGCACTTTTCCATGCCGTTCCAGTATAGATAAATAAAAATGAAGCACTAAAGTATGTTGACCCTGTATATAATGTTGCTGGTAATGTTGTAGGTGTAACAAAAGCAGTTGTTCTTGTAGTTCCTGTAACGTCAAGGGCAGTAGCAGGATTTACATTATTTATACCCACTAATCCACTGCCACTGACATACAAGACAGCATTGGCGAAGTTCCCTGCAGTGGTCGGCATAACACCCCCTAATGCTATGGTCTTTGTAGGTCCATACATTTTCTGTATCACTGTGGGGGACCATGTAGCACCTGCTGTTAAGGAAGCGTCACTAAATCTAAACTGTCCTTCGCTACCCTGAAAATAGAACAGTCCTACATACCCAGCGGCACGTGCAATGAAGTTTGAACCATTATAAAAAACATTGTCGCCAAACCAGTTATTGTTTACGGCAAACCCCTGAACTTCCAGTGCACCAACTTTCAACCCACTGTTTGCTGTATTCCCCGGACAATAAAATCCTGCATAACTTGCAGTTACATTGCCAGTGACAGTTAATCCATTTGTATCAAATCTGCCCCTTTCTGATTCACCACATTTTATTACAACTGGGAAACCATTTATTTCAAGTGGAATATTCGTTGTTGCTGCGTCATTGTAAGCATTTAGTTTTATTCCCGTGCCTGACGTTTGGTATGCTATGTTTTTATCAGTTCCTGTATTTACTTGGAATGTAACTGTTGAATGTATATTAGTATTATTCCCAATAACAACTGCCCCACTGCTACTTACAAGCATTATTTGTGTTCCTGCATTGTTCTTTATATTAAGTAGTTTTTCAGAAGCAACACTTCCTGATAAATCAAGTTTAGCAGAAGGGGTGCTTGTTCCAATACCAACATTTACTGCATAACTTCCCGTGCCACCAAGGGTGATTGTATTGTTTTGGGATATTCTGCTATTTATACCTATAGCAACACTGTTACTGACTGTGGCAGTATCCGATATTACGTCTGAACCATATCCAAGGAATATATTATTGGAACCTGTTTTATTGTCATAACCAGACCTATATCCAAGACATATTGAACCCGAAGCATAGTTATAATATCCTGCATATGTTCCCACAAATACACTTTTGTTGGCAAGAAGGGCACGAAATCCTGCTTCCCTACCAATCATTACACTGTCTGTCGATTGGGTAGAATAGTAACCAGCATGACTACCTAGCATTACAGCATAACTACTTGTGTTGGCAGTAGCACCAGCATTCCACCCAGCATATAAACCATAAGCAGAACCACCTTGCCCTGCCCCCGCCCCAATACAAGTGGTATTAGTTCCATCCGTCAGATTTAACCCAGCATTCAGTCCTATACAAACAGCACCGCTACCTGTTCGACATGTGTATCCAGCATTGTTTCCAATAAAAACTGCATTACTTGCCGTATTTGCATTCTGTCCTGCTTTTTTACCAATGATAACTGCACCGTCTGAATATTTACTGCTATAACCAGCATACCACCCCATTTGCACACTATAATCTGACGTAACAGTGCTACCCCCACAACCAACATTATAACCCATTGCTATACTGTAACTGTTACTGACATTATTATTAAAAATATTAGTGCCTATTTCTATAGCATAACTGGAAGTTGAAGTAGTTGTATTACCAAGGGATTTACCAATCATTATTGAACCACTACCATTATTAAGTTCTATACTTCCTATGGGATTTACAATAAAACTATTAATAGCACCATTATTGGCAGTAATCAATGGATCTGTCCCATTACTTGCTGATACATAAAATCTTCCTGTAGTCATGGCACCCGTAGTGCTTCTTGCCGGAACACCAATAGCAACATTTCCATTAACGTCAAATACAGTTGCCTGACTATACTGTGCCCCTGCTTGTCCTGCTACATTAACATTGTAATAACCATATAACTGAAGATTATGTTCTGTGTTATAGGTCCGTAATCCACTATTATTACTGGTTCCCATGTATAGATTGCCATTACATTGTATAGTGCTACCAACATTACTGGTAATCCCAATCGCCATTGTAGTTGCTGTAACAGCACTGGCACTAACATTACCATTTACTTCAACTTTATAAGCAGAAGAAGTAACACCGGGTTTATTTATAAGTATAGACCCGTCCTTTGTTATTCGCATTCTTTCCGACCCACTATTAAAAAAGATTGTGCTACCCGTATTATTATAGATTTCAAGGGCATTACTACGTCCACTTGTTGTATAATAAGTATCAAACTGATTGTTTAGAAACTGAATAGCAACACGTTCCGAACCACTATCCTTAAATACTAATCTACCATAACTATTACTGGGTATCGTATTGATATTGATATTTGCCTGATTATTGGTAACGGTTAAATCACCATATCCACTTATATCAGAAGGGTGTATTACGTCATAGGGGGAAACAAGTATAGACCCATTGGCAGTGCTATTAAGGGCAATACCGATTTTGATAAGTTCATAGGGTAATGCTGGTTTAACATTGGTAATCTTACCAGCACTACTACTAACATAAAGGGTATCCCCTGCTGTATATCCAGAAGTATTGATACTACGAACAACACCAAGTATAGTAACCATTCCTTCGTCATTTGCAGCAATATCGGAAGTAGCAATACCAATGATACCATAACTATTACTACCACTTGTCAGGGTAGATTGTGCCAATATACCTTTTGGTCTATGTCCTTGACTACCGGAAATCGTTACGGCACTACCATTTGTAATAATAGCATGCGTCTTATTTACGATACGAACAAACTGTTCTTCCCCCACATTTAGGGTTACATTGCTTTGGTCATTATATACGCAAAGTGTATGCTGTGTTGAATCATAAAATACCCGTCCTTCTGCATATGTTGGGGCACCGTCAACGGTAAAATCAATATAAGGTGTTTGTATTACACTACCACTTCCATATTTATCATTTAGTTGTTGTTGTATGTCGGAAGTAACATTATTTATATATTCCAGTTGTAAGGGTGTAGTTGTGGTCGAAACAACTTCATAGGTGTCATTGGTAGCAAGAATATATTCCGGTGACTGGGACGGCAATACGACTGTATTTGCTTGAATAGAAGGTGTTTCAATATAAGAAGCAGAAACAAATCCAGCATTATTATTTACAATATAAGTGCCAGCGTCTGTCCATACACCACCACCACCACCCCCATTTAAGGCATAACTAGCAGTCGTAGCATAACTGGAAGATACTGCATAACTTGCTGTTGTATTGGCAGTAAAGTTCTGTATATTATAAAGGATTGCACTTGCAGAAACTGGTGTAGATGAAGAAGGAACGGAAATATAGAACTGTGTTTCATATGTATTATCTTGTCCGATACAGCGAACTTCATATTGATTGGGTACTAATCCAATTGTTTGTATGGGGGCAACATCACTTGTCAGGGAAGCAATACTATCACCAACGACAATACTACCACTAAATACAAGGGGATAGGATATTGGACTGATATAAATTCTACTATAGAATCTACCAGCGGTTGAATCAACTAAAGAAAATATTACGGATGTTGTTGCCATATTTATATTATATAGGAAGATGCTTGTACAGTTGAACCAGTGGGTGCGTTAGAAATATCAATGCTAAACTGTGTATTGAAGTTACATCCAGCAATACGAATGTCATAAATAGAAGGATATAATGATATTACAGGGTCAATATTAGCACCACCAATACCAACTTTATAGGAATTACCGACAATAATACTATTACTTGAACTATTGGGTATAACAGTTGGGGAAACATAAAGCATTGCCTTTATGACTTCATCTTCCATGTTTCGTATCTTAAATTGAACATCTACCATATACAGTGTAGGTGATGTCAATGACGGTTAGTACGTCGGTTCTTCCGACTTTTTATACGTCGGTCAGACCGACTTTTTATCCCATTTATCCAAGGGACATGTTTCCGTTGCTAGTTTAGTCTTTAGGGAAATAATACAAGCACATTTTATACATTGACTATAACTTGTTAGTCCATTATAGTTTTTATACTTTTCATCATCGGATTTCGTTGAAAATTCACAATAACGACATATATCCCTTCTTTTATTAATATCTAAAATCGGTAATACATTTATATTCATGATTGCTTGGGTAGCAGGACCAATACCATTCATTGCTTGCGATAAGGAAGGTATTATTAATTTATTATTATTACAGTTACATGACATGGGGGTTAAATGGGTTCTTCGACACAAATATCAAGGGACCACGGTACAGGGACTTGATAATTCGGCATGGATGATGCCCCCTTACCAAGACCAACAGCACCTGATATGGGAATATCAAAGTATATATCCGGTGGTAAAGATGGCATGGATATACTTGTTGTATTCGTTATGGGTTCAACATAATCACTACAATCCCCCGATACTGTATTACATATACTGGAAGATTGAAATAGGGGGTCAACTACCATCTGTATTCCCTGACAGGACCATTGACTGCCACAGGAACTGACAGGAAACATTCCACGAAAACTAGAAGTTGTTGCCCCATAATGATAATCCCCATTGGGACTACATCCAAAATAAGCACCACAGGGACCATATTTTACACAACTACCCGTCCATGATAAACCATAGGATGAACCACTGATACTAGCACTATATCTACCAAGAAAATTTAATCCATCTTCCCCCAGATTTATTACATTACATCCACTATTGGGTGTTGCTACCCCACATGGTTCAGCATTAACAAATACAATATCCCCTTTAGTTTCTTTATCATTATAATAATCTAATGTATTGGCATCTATACCAAGGGAACTACTATGACATACCCAGAAATTTCTTCCTTGGTCAATGGTAGGCAACCATACTGTTCCACCAACTGCAAAGGACTGACTATTTACCCTTGTTATATTTCTATAACCACCAGAAACATTTTGGGTCATATTACTATAGATATATACAGTATCCCCCGTGATTAAATAATGATTATTATTATCTGCCGAACTACATGTAAGGGGTTGACCACTTGTATTCTTCGTTGCATCAACAGTAAACATCTTCCGTCCACATATTCCTGTATTACGGAAGTTATAGGGAAACCACCTTAAAGGTGCAACAAAGTTTCGTGGTCTTACTGTAGAAAATAAAGATTGGTCTTGATATAGTATAGTTCCTTCTGTAATGTGGTCACTATACACACCGTCAACAACACTAACCCTTGTTATACTTCCACTATCAACATATATATAATCACCAGCACCCATATATCCCGTTAAATCTGTATTAGTTAATATATCGGGATAACTATAACCAGTACCAATACATGAACCACTGGAAACATCCGGTTGAAATCTATCAACACCACATGGTCTAGCAAAATTATAAGATTGTATGGGTTCTTTTATTTCTTCATATTTCTGAACCATTATACTACCGGCCCCATTGGGAACAATGATATATGCACCCATTGGTAAATAACTTGCCCAATAATTACTGGTAAATTGTGTCCATCGTGTATCGGCAATGCCATCCAATGTATCATATAATGCAACATTCTGTCCAGACCATGCCCCATAATAAGTTGGAAACCATGCATAAGTTATTCCACCATCAACTGTTGCCCATCGCCATGTAACATGTTGCCAGTCAAAGGAAGATGTAACTAATGTTGAACTACTTATATTATTAATGGTTCTACCAAGTATTTCCCCCGAATAGGTACAGTTTTTACTACCTGTTGTATATCCAGTTTGGTTCCATTCCGATTGATGGGTTGCTTCCCAGTCAGCAGGTTGTGAACCACTACCCGTATATAATATACCATTATACATTGTACAGTCAGTTATACCAAAATCAGGACTTACTGGTCCGGGTGCTTCATCCATTGTAAGTAAGGGACCAAATCCCCTATATCCAAAGGTTGACCACGGTGTAATTGTATCATTATTTAATGGTAGAAATGATAGTAAATTAATGGCATCCGAATATAATACAGAACTACTATAGGCACCGGCAAGGGATACATTAGTTATATGTTCCTGATAATCATTACTATAATTTGTTTCAAAATGAAGGGCAATATCTGTTTCCGATATACTACAGGATTGATATTCAATATAACCGTATTCCGGCCACCCGTTATCATAGTTCATGGCAGCACGACTTGCACTATCATAACAACCCATACCCATTGCCAATCCATTATATGAATTTTGAACTATTGCTGCCTTTGTGCTATTCCATGTTCCTACACTGGCAGTATCCAAACAACTACCCATTGTTATTGCCCCTGAAAATCTATCAACTGTATAAGACCGTTCCGATGTAGCATCAAATGTTACTGTAAGGGAACCCGTATAAGAACCACTGGCACCTGTAAAATATCCTTCCCTATATTGTGTATGTCTTGTTACTGTTAAATATCTATTACTTACCTGCCAACATTCATCCGTTGGACACATAAATCCTTCCCTACCATGCCATTGCTTTACTGCCTGAACAAGTTTATGTCCTTTTTTACGGGAAGAAGCACTACAATAGGAAGATGTATAACTACCGGAACTATTATAAGAATTACGGGATATGAAAGAAGAAGAACTTCCCGTTGACCAGTTGTTACAATTCCATGAACCTTGACCATGATAGGGGGATACATAAGATGCAATACCATATCCAAGGGCAGTAACATCAACACGGGGATAGGGTGCTATACTGGAACTATCACGAATTTTTGTATTATTATCAAATATACTACCACTATAGGCAAAGGAACCATTACCTGTTCCAAGAATTATGGGGGAACAGATTGTGAAGGGATTACTTCCTGAACATGTAGCACGTTTAGACATATGGTATATTAAATATACGGTAACTTTGTCATATCAAATGTTGAACCACTAACCATACCAGCAATAAACATTGTTGTTTCTGCATTATTATAACAAAATCTTGCTGGAACATAGGGTGTTAGGGGAAACCAATAAGTTTGATTTACGACAGTGTAAAAACCACTTTGACTTATCCAAGAACGACTACTTGTTGGAATAAGGGGATATATGGGATAATAGACATTGAATCGATGAAATCTATATCCATCAGGATTAAGTGTCCTTGACATGGATGTATATGCTGGTAATAAACTACCGGTAACATATCCTTCTGTAAACTGATAAGGCATTATATTATTACAACATATAAATAATCCAGCACAGATTGGTGGTCTATTATAGGATGCCGTTGCTTCATAGGGAATATTTACACTACCACTACCTGTACTTGATATATTGGTATAAGTAATATTGGGGTCAACAAATACAACATCATATATATTATAAGAAGAAGAAACATTGAATGTTCCCCTATACTTCATATTATTTGTATTATTAAGGGGAAGATTATTCTTTACGACAAGACCATTATGACCCTTGCTAACAGATATACCATTACCGCCCACAATATTATTATTATTGACGGATTGACCAAGATTAGTAAAAAAAGAATCTTGTTCAGATATGGGTGGTAAGGGACGTATATGTGACATATAATTAGTTACTTAGTTTACACCTACAAAATCATTTACGGAAGAATATATATAGTATAGTCCTTCCAACCATTCATCCCATACAAATTCCTGTGTTAATTGAACTTTATTACGTCCAATAAATTGAAAAGAAGGGGGTTTTACCAACCATCCTGCAAAGGAATAATATGTTGCTTCATCTACATTGGTAATAGTCATCTTCTTCTTATAGGATGGCATAAGAAACTTACCAACAGTATCGGCAGGAATATCATAATATTTTATTAAATCAGGTGTTGATAAAATAAAGTTATTTGTTCCTGTTGTCTTACTAAGGGATGCCTGTGTAGCATCAATCTGTTTCTGAAATGCCATATTCTTATTATTCTTATCAATGACTGCCGTTCTTTTGACAGTTTGCGAATAATTAGGAACACCATCAATACCCATTTTATAGTAATCCAATGTTTGTTTGGCAGCAGGAAGATAAGGTGTTATATCACTTATCAATGTAGGATTCATATCACTACCACTTAATGTAATACCCACATCATTCTTTCTACCATAATCAACGGCAAGTTTTAATAGATTGGGAAGTATTACAAGATTGGTTGGGGAAGAAGGTAGGAAACAATCATATAACAATCCAGCATTCTTTAATTCCTTTGTAATCTGATTGGGAACAATTTCCCACTGTTCACTTGCATATATACTAATATACCAATCCTGTGTGGTAATGGTATCCCACGGACATGTTACCGTTATAGTATGAATTGGTCCTTCCTGTATATTATAAGAACATCCCCAATCTGCAAAGTATGCTGCCAGTCCAACCATATCGGCATATAAAGGACTAGTATATATATGGGTCGTTGAACCCAATGTGTTGGGGGTGAATTGAACTTGTCTTGCCTGAAGCATGATACCTGTTCCAAGGGGAAAAGATAATGCTTTATAGGGACTAGTAAGTGTCCTAAATGGGTCAGGCCAACAGTATGATGTTGTTTCCGAATAGGATAGATTACCACTTTGATAGTAGTTCAATGTATTACTGTTATTTGCTGTTATTGCCATATTATATTCCTTCTATATTACATTCCACCTGACATACCACCAAAGTTATTACTACCACCACCAGATAGTTGCTGATTATTAGCAAATATACTTGTATTATCTTTAATGACTGATAGTAATGTTACCATATCTGTATTCAATTTTATTAGTTTATTGGTGGACTGACCAAACATACCACCAATTTTTAGATTGGCACTACCACCAATATCCCCCATACCACTAATACCCCCTGAAAACATTGGACTAATAGGACCACGTTCTGTAATAGGTTTTGCCCCTTTTCTTGCTTCCTGTGCTTCTGACCATCCTGCTGTTGTTGATGTAGCAGAAATAGGAAGATATTTACCAACGGCAGACAATCCTTTACTACCCCATTTTCCCATAAATTGTTCAAGTTTATTTCCTTCCAGACTTTTTTTGGTAGTAGAAAATCCTGTTTCATTTCCCATTTTTTTACCAATATCTTGCGACCATTGTTCATACCATTTCAATGCTTCGGTTTCTTCCAATGTAAGTTCTTTTACAGGTTTTTGTTTTAAATTTTCCATCTGTCTTTTTATTTGGGAATCTATTGCGTTTCTTGTTTTTAAACTTAATGATTCCCTTTTTTTATGAATTCCAAATTTTTTAGGCACGGCTTGCCTAGCAGTCATTCCTTCCGTATATGCTGTTGCATCAACGCCGATAGGATTTAATGCTTTATTAACTATCTTATTACCAAGACTTGTACGACCAGCAGCACCAATAAGTTCACCCCCCAAATAAGTTCCAAGCATTTCCCCTGCCCCTTCCCCATGTTTAATCATCTTCTTTGATATTCCTGCACCTTTATTTGCTTCATCTTGTATTTTCTGAATACCTTCCGTCATACCAAGTTTCTTTACCCCCGGTATTAGTTCCAATATTCCTGTTACAAATTTTCCCAATCCATATCCAAGGTTGGCAAATAAACCAAATAAATCCATGAATGCTTTTTTTATTTTTTCACCATCTAAGGTAACTATTCCCATTAGAATACTACCCAAACTATTTATAACATCAAATACAGCACCCAATGTATCAACCATCATACGAAATATACCAAGTAATATTTCAACTATAGGTGCCATTGATGTCCATAATTCTTCCCCCGATGACTTTAAATCTGCCCATTGTTTTGCTATACCACCGACAACTTCTTCCGGTTGAATGCTACCTTCTTTTAATAAGTCTGATTGTGTTTCTGTAAAAGATTTACCATCCATTCCTTCCTGAAATCCTTCAATGGTTCCTTCCGGTGTTCCTGTAATATCTTGAATTGCTGCCCGTTGAAGATTATCCGACTTATCAATATTTATCTTACCCATTGTTTCACTGAATAATTGGGAAGGTGTCATCTTCTTTAGGTCAGACATTGCTACCCCCAATCTAGCAAAGGATTTAATCATATCTTGATTACCCTTCAATGCTTCATTACGTGCTTTATTTATATTTTCAAACATGCCCTGAACAGTATCCATACTTGTTCCGGTTCGTTGACTTATGACATTCAAGGTCTGCATTGCTTCCCGTGATATATTAAGGGATTTACTAAATCTATCAACTTCTGCTGCCCATTCTGCTGTACGTCGTATTCCTTCTTCAATGGCAGTAACACTAATTACTTGTTTAAGTTTAGCACCAAATGCTTCCTGTATCTGCTTACCAGCATCCTTGGCAGCATACATTACTTGTTTGATTGCCGATAATGACTTTGTATTATCAGCATCAATTGTGAATTTTATACCAGATATTGCCATATTATAGTTTTCCCATCATTTGTAAATCATATCTATTCATAACTTTTATACCACCTTCGGATTCTGCATAGGAACACCATTCATAGAATAGTCTTCTAATATTCATATTATATATTTCCGTATCTTTATATCCCATCTTCTTGAATACAAGATATATGTTTTGTTTCCAATCTGTACCAGAAGGAAGGGAATTATCCGTTCTTTCTTCCGTATAGATGGGTATATCAAGGTGGAAATTCATATATTCCTTGAATAGTTGTATTTTAGCGAATATATTCCAGTCCTTATCCTTTTCAATGTTTATCAGTAGATTTGCTGTAAATTCATCAATAAGTTCTTTATATAATTTATCATCATTTAGATATTTTATATTATCTTCATAGGATAAAGCACATACCAGTAAAGCATTAAAAAACCATAACATTCCTTCTTCCATATTACAGGATAATTCTTCCTTACTAATAATGGGATTTTCCAGTTTTTCAAGAACAAGTAAATGACCAAGACATAGGGGTTTCAATTCAACCCCACATATACTAAATGTGATTGGTATGACGGCATCCGTATATCTATATGCTGTATAATCTGGTGTTTTACCCATAATCATAGGGTGATGTCAATGAAGAATAAAAAAGGATGGTAAACTATTGCTAGAATACCATCCCGACTATTTATATTCCTATACTACTATTACTTAGGAAATTCCACCGTAACGGATTACTTTCAATGATACTTTACAAGCATCTGTATTGGATTTTCTTACTGTTACACCTTGGACAATCCATGACGACCCACTAATAGGTTCATCGGCAGCAGCAGTAATGGTAATCTTTGTTCCTTGGGAAGGATAAGAAATAGAAGCATTACCGGCAGCAGATGCTGTGGTTGATACTACATATTCAATGGTTCCCCCGTCCGTTGGATTATACCCAACCCATGCTTTGACGTTACCCCGTTGGTCCCGTATTTCCATTTCATCATATTTCAGTTCAGTATCGGATGTTTGAAACAATCCTGTAACACCGCTGATTGCGTAATCTGTGGCACCCAATCCCCAATTCAAATTTAGACCTTGGTATGCTTGGGCAGGCATATTTTGTGCTGTTTGTGGCATATATATTTATTCTTTCTGTGTATGTGCCATTATATCAAGGCACCTATTAGTTTTATATTTAGGACGGATGACCACGCATCTTCATCGTGATTATTTCCCAAATTCATTGTTTGCGTTTGGTAAGTATAAAAACTTCCCGAACTATAGACATTGCTGTGCGAAATCATTTTCTTACTGTCACCAAATAAAGCGAAGACTTCCGCACTAGCACTATCAAATTGTATTTTAGTTGTATCGGCAGCAATGTCCTTGACGGAAATATCAACATCAAAGGAATATACCCTTGAATTGAAATATACTTCCATGCTACTATGACATGCTACAATAATGGCAGGGGCAATCTTATCCCCATTATCCATTCCCGTATAATAATTCATATCAGTTGGTAGATAAGCACCTACACTTCTACTAATATAACTTATTATAGTATTTTCAACGGCAGTAGATGGTGTATAATATGTTGGCATATCTATTACTTTTCAGAAAGTATATACTGTAGTAATACTGTTCCATTGGCACCACTGCCAGAAGCATATAAAGCAGGACTACCACTATAGGTTAATATACAGAAGTCCCCCGGCAATAAATATGATGCTACACTTGCTGAACTATTTACAGCAATGGCAACACTGGACGTTGTATCAAGATTTACAAAGTATCCAAATCGAAAATCAGCATTACTTCCCTGCGATATAACTGCCCATGAACCCGTTGTAACATTCATTACATTGGATATATTATTACTGCCCGTTGTTGTTAGGGCAGTTGTAATAGCACCAATATTTCGCATATTATTATTGGTAAGAACAACTTGTCCGTTTATATTGATTATATTTGACATAAAATTGAATTACATTCCTTTTCGTTTCATTTCATCATGCTTTGTATTGAATTTCTTTTCAATATATATACGCATTGATGCTATTTCTTTATTAACACCTTTCTGTAATCCATCCCTTAATATATTGGTTACAGTTGTACTTGCTTGTTTACCTTGACCAATCCAGTTTTCTATCCATCCCCTTACACGACTTTCATTTAATGCTGCTGGATTTGCCGAACCTTTTTCTTTACCATAAGTTTTTATTCCTTCTGGTTTTTTGGGGGCATATCTTTTTACAAATCTTATATCACCCCTTTTATTCCAGAAATCCAACTTTTTCATCGCAGGAATCCATCCACTACGTAAAAACTGAATATTATGTATTCTTCGTTTAATGAATTTTTCTACTTTTCCTGCCAATGTTCTACTTTTCTTTGGCATTTTACCACGTTTCTTTAGGTCAGCATATGCCAATATCTGTCCAAGTGTCAATTTAGGATTCTTATGGGAAGGTTTAGATAATTGACTACGTATGGCATTACCATCTGCTTTCTTGGTAAGATTCATGGATTCCAATGCTATAAAATATAATTTGGCATTGACGATTTCTGCTGGTTGTTTCTTACTGAAATACATATAGTCCTTGAATACATCATCAAAGCGTTTCATATCTACTTCAACTTTAAAATCCATATTATATACCCCTTACAGTTGATACGGCAGTAAGACGAAAATAAGCACCTGTTGAATCTTGTCGAATACTTTCAATACGAAAAGTTGAACCATCCATATTATAAGTGATTATTTGTTGGGCAGTTGGTAAAGTGGTGAAAACATTGGTTCCCATAGATGTTAGTTTTCTTACAGTTGCCGTCATTAACTGATTAGTAGAAAAACCACCGTCTTCCAGTTCCCTATTGAATTCACTTATACTAGGAATGAAGTTATAGGTTCCTGTTTTCCATGTAAACGTAGGATTTCCCAATTCACCTTCAATAGTGATTAAGTCTGCTATAATATCTGCCTGTAATGCCATACAATAATAGTATGATGTCAATGATGACGCAAAAAAATACCCCCTATTTCTAGGGGGGTGTGTTCTTACTACTTATGTTTTTATAGATTATACGGAAGTAGTGATAATTGGAACAATACCATTGGGGTTTCCAGCAGCAGTACCAAATACACTTACAACTGCCAAACGCCACATGGGTTTGGACACATCATATACTAACCGTGTTTGAAGGGATATACCACTTGAAGGGTCAGTAGCAGTCGCACTTTGAACAAGTCCATTATTCACATCAATCGGACTACGCATGGCAGCAACCAATCCAGATGCATTACCAGCAAAACCAACAAGTTTGTCACCCGCTGTATAGATGTCACCACCAAGGGGTTTCAATGCACCCGTTGAACCCGTAGTCCATAAACGTGCATACTTATACAAGTCAAAGTTAAGCAACTTCTGTGCATTATAGTTCTGAATCGCATTGGAATTACCATAGATATATGTAGGCATCACATAGGCAGACAATGCTTCATATACATTTGGTGTAACAACGGCATAACGTCCTTCTTCTGGAATTTCAAGGTTACTAAGTTTAGTCGCAACTGCTTGAAGGGAAGAACTTGAACCAGTGCAAGTAAACAAAGAAGAACTGTTACAAGTAACTGTCTTTGTAAAATAACTTGAAGTAATGTTCTGAATGGCATCCACAACGATACTGTTTGCCAACTGTTTAGACATAACTGGTAAGTATAGATTGGTTAACATCTGTGGTGTAATGGTAGCAAATTCCAATTCACTGAAAGGAATATCATAAGCACGTTCTTTAAGGGTTGCTGTAATGCTGGAAGCAGAAGCAGCAGTACTTGCCCAACCATTAGTGGACAAATCGTTAGCAGCACCCCATGAAGTAGTAGGGATACGTGTAGTTACCGATACACCACCATTAGCAATGGAAGTGTCGAAGTTTTTTGTGAAAAGGTTGATGGGCGGCATTCCTGCAATGAATGCGTCAAGGGATTGCTGGGCAAATACCGCAAGGAACCCCGATAAACTGTTTGCTGTTGAAGGCATATATTATATATTCTTTCTATTTATTACCCTTATTGTTTCAACAAAACACGGGTAATTTGTGCCTTGTTTTTATTGTAAAATTCTGTTCTTTCATTACCAGATAAACTTTGAAACTTGTTATACACTTGTTCATCGTTTACAGAACTATTATTGGTAAAAGATTCAGCGGCAAATTCGGTAACACCGATAGTCGCTAGAAATTCATTGATTTTTCTATTAACACTAAGGGAAACTGTTTCTATATTCTGTTTATTACTATTCTTCAATGCTTCAATTTCTTTTTTATATTCTGCATTCTTTTTATGGATTGCTTTCTTTTCAGCATCAAAGGTTTCCATAATAGACATAGAATCATCCAGTTTATTTCTTAGGGAAATATTTTCGGCAGAAAGGTCAGATAATTCCTTGGTAAGGGAATCAAATTTACCTTTCATTTCTTTGCTATTATTTAGAAACGACATCATATATTAGGGATGTAATGATTTATAGGCAGAAAGGACAAACTTATTGGTTTCCACATTGGCAATACCACGTTGTTTATTCCAGTTTTCAATGGACATATCAAACTTTACAGATGGAACGACTGCCATTTTCTTTTCGTCTTTATTATCGGCAGGTTCAACTTCATCGCCATCGGGTTCTTTATGGGGTTCAACGGGGTCCGAAAGTTTCTTTCCGCAATGGGGACATTCTGCATATCCACCATCATATTTTGCTTTCTTATCATCGGTTGGAACACCAGGAAGTTCTGCTTTTACTTCTGTAGTTACAACAACTGCTTGTTTATTATCTTCTAAATTCATATTATGTATATCCTGTGATGTCAACGATGTTATATATTTTTCAATGTCATCAACGACAACATCTACTAGGTTTGCCGATAAAGCATTGACACCTTCATAGGATAAACCTTCCATAAATTCCATATCTATTTTACGGGATGATAATACAGCATTTTTAAATTTGGTATGCTGATTACTTACATCATCCTGTAAAATCTTTCTTTCTTCATCGGATAAGGGTTTGAAATTAGCACCAAGAAGTTTATATTTACCGGCAGATATTGCTTGTATATTAATACCTTCCTGTTCCAATGCTTTACTGGTATCTTCAATTAATGAATATACACCAATACTACCAACAATGGCACTGGGGGTCATACCAATTTTACGACATTGACTACCCAACCAATAAGCAGCACTACACATCATGGATTCCGTCCATGCATATATAGGTTTTATTTTATCTATTTGCTGGATTTTTCTACCAAGTTCTTCAATACCCGTTACTTCCCCCCCTGGACTATTTATATTCAGTAATATTTCTGTAACACTATCATCATTTACGGCATCTTCCAGACAATGACGAACATAATCAACATCCATCAATCCAAAGGCAGTACATTCAGCATTACTGGCACCCTTAACAAGAATACCATTAATATTTATGACTGCCGTAACCTTTTCCGTAATAATACCATCTGTTAGGGGGGATGGTATATATTCAGATTCTTCTACTTCCATATAAGTAGGATTTGCCATATAAGTCATAACCATTTTTGATAGGTTATTATAGGCAGTATTATTCAGCAACCACTTGGTATTCACCAATTTATCTGCTAAAACAGCAATGTTCATTTTAATCTTATTCATAATCTATTTACTGTTCTATTTCTGTGTTAGTAGTAGTATCTTCCGTTGGTGTAGAAGGTTGTGGTTGAATTTTAATATTATTACGCCATCCAACAATGACTGTATTTATATCAACACCCGTTGTTTCCGATACTTCCTGACATTTCTTATAGAAACTTATCTGTTCATTCTTCTGAATATCAAGGGTTTCTTCGCTGGTCTTATTATATAGTTTGGATGTAGCATCATTAAGGGTTGAAATACCATTATTAAGATTGTTGATTACAATATCAGCATCATACTTGGCATCCAATGAAAAGTCCTTTGGATGACTGAATTCAATATATTTATAGATATTTTCATCACGATTATCTGGTATTAATCCTTGTTCCATTGCTACATTCAATGCCCATACCAGACAGAATTTAGCACGTTTATCTACTATTTTCTGTCGCCGTCTAATAGCACTACGAAATATTTCACCAATACCACTGGTAATACGTCCCCCCACTTTATCCGTTGAATATATTAACTGATGGGGAACACCAAGGGTTGAAAGTATTTGGGATTCCAACCGAAGCATATATTCTGCTGTTTCATTGGCAGGACTATTACTATTTAATGTCTGTAAATCACCGCCTTCTGCATGTATATAACGAATGGATGAACCCTGAACAATATCAACAGCATGTGTATTTGGTGGTACAGTAAAGGAACCATATTCAGTACCTTGTTGATTTAATGCTTCCAATGTATTCTGAAGTTCAAGGGGTGCTTCCCCACTGGGTGTCTTTTCAACTAATGCTACTGTTGATTCAATCTTGATTTTTTCCATTAAATACTGGTCAAGTTCTTGAATACTAAGTGCTTGTAGAATTGCTGCCCCAATGGAAGGAATGCCACGGGATTTATCAATATACTTGGCATCATATACTAATCGACTATTCTTTGTTGAATATACAGCATCATCGGTCTGACTAACCATATTATTTACAAGATTACCAGCATTAGCAACATTATATGCTACTGCTTTACCCTGTAATGTATAGTAAACACCATCGGATAATATAGTTCCTGCATATGGTCCTGTTGTAATCATCTGATTATCAAGATTATTGGACTTAATACGGTTATTCTGAATGATTTGAAATCGTGGAAATCCCTTATCAATACCATATATAACAAGATAATCACCGTCCACATCAATAAGTTTACTTTCCAGATTTAAACAGGTTTGAAAATCATAATCATTTCCCCTTACACAACAGTTCGGATAGAAACTTTCCATCAACCAATCTTTTGCTATTTTCCACCATTCCTTATTTTCCCCATAATATTCAGGAACATAAGTATCCCCCACACTATATTCAGCAAGGGCATTGATTGCTGCTGGAATGAATGGTAACTGACTATACATTTCACGGGACCACCTAACAACCAGTTCACGACTTAAGGTATCAACACCCTGGGAACTATCACCCAATGTATAAAAACGGGGACGGAACTTCCCATAATTGGGAAAAGAATAGATATTTCCGTATAAACCCAATGCTTTTTTCTTAGGGGGTTGGGACTGGATAGTATTACCCCTACTATCAAATAATGTGGGTTTTTTAATCATAGATTAGGAAAATATGACACGACTTCTATTTGTTATAAAACCATACCGCTGCGGATTTTTCTGTTTAAGAAATGCCCGTGTTTCATTCAATATATCCATAACAGGGGCAGTGAATTGCTTACTGGCACTTGTCCCTTCCCCCTGCCACGACATAACAGTTATTCCTGCTTGTAATAGGGATATTGCTTTCGCACGAATTGCAAGCACAGTTGCTTCATCGTCAATTAATGGGTCTAAAAATATATTTTTCGATAATGCCATACATATTATGTATGATGTCAATGATGACACTTAACTATATCGATAAAAGTAGGTTTCTTCTTTTCCGTTATTTGGTATATCCAGACCAACGATGGGATAATCACCCATAACATAATCACCAATGATAATATCTTTATGTAGGAAGGATATTTCTGGTACGGCAGGTATATTCTGGAAACTACCACCAAAGTTATTACTATGCCAGTGGATAATATTATATTCTTCTTTTAGGGGGTTAAGGGAACCTGCCAGACTGGTTTCCACAACATTATGAAATTCAATAATAAGTCCCTTAACAGTCTTACCAAGTTCTTTCATATCTGTATTATATATCCAGTTGTATTCTGACCCTTCGACATCAATTTTCAGTAATACATTCTTACCTTCATCGCCATTCTGTTGAATATGATTAAGATAATTATTACAGTTATAGGTTGGTAGTCCAGATAAACCTTCCTTATGGAATGTATGATTACTATATATGGGATTACAATCTACTGTATGGTCGTATAGATGGGTAGGTTTACCTGTTATATCCGTAAAATGGTTTTCAAATGTTGAATTGTCACCCACCCCATAACTATATAATACATCTACTGTATTTAGAAGGGATTTACTGATAGCATATCCACCATCCCCCCTTGGATTTCCAAGACGTATCAATTCATCATTTATTAGTTTTTTTGGTTGCCAGTTATTCATATTATTTATCTTTCTGATTACTTTCAATAATCGATTTTATATCTATTTCATTAATCTTTGTTGCTGAAAAAACATTGGCACGTATTGCTGCCACAAGGTTAAGAACTTCACAATCCCAGAAATGGTTATCTTGATGTAACTGTAACCAACGCTTTGTCATTATACCACTTTTCTTATCAACAACATCTTTCAGACCTTCGGAATATATTTGTTTATCATATTCTTCATCCGGTCTATCAATCTTCCATGTAACGGCAGGAATCTGATTATCCCTTAAATTTGCTAAAATAGTTTTTATACTGAAATTACTGAATAATACAAGGGGTGCTGGAATACCCTTTAATTTATGACCGACTGGAAACCCAGCATCTTGATTACTTACAGGGGCATATAATCTTGTTATATTATCTGGATGTTTATACGATGATTTATTACCATCCCCCTTTGTTGGTGTATAAGATATATACTGTAAACTATTACCAACCTTTAATACACTTCCCCTTATTAAACAGTTTTGATATACTTCCGCTGCGGTAACACCATCACCACTATCGACATGAACTAAAGGTAGGGGAACATTATATTTCTTTCGTAATTCTTCAATTTGGTCAAAGGATAATACCACCCCAAAATCCAATCTTCTACTTTCATTACCATTTCGATTCCATGCACGAATAACATAATACTTCACACCACCCACACGTTGAACGTCAACCCCCATTGTAATAATCCATTCTTTATCAAGATTTTCCCTATCATAGATTTCCATTACAATCTTACTAACATCAACATTATCATCCTTCTTGTAAAATTTACCAAGTGTCTGATTAACAAATATTTTCATCTGTTCATCTAATCCAGTGGAACGCATTACCTGTTTGGCAAGTAGATATTGTGTTATGGAAGCAGCAAATGTTAAGTTTACATTGACGAAATTCGGACATGTGTAACTATGTATCTGACTATCCCCATCCTTTTTAATACAAATATACTTTCCTGTTTCATTAAGATAACGACGTTCCGTAGGGGTATCATATACACGATGATTACATTCATCACATTCCAACCATCCTGTTTTACTACTTTCTATAATGTTGGTAGTTCCATCATCATTCAGAACTTTATCCCAGTTGAAACCAGCATAGGAACCATCTTTCTTTTCCTTTGACCATATGAAGGGTTGTCTTTTATTACAGGAAGGACATAACCACTGCCATTCATATATCATCCCTTTACTATATATTCCATCCAATTCACTTTTACATTCATTCGGTTGGGATGCCACAATAATCTTCCTTCGACCCGCAAATGCCGTCGTTCGTGCCGTAAATAGATTGAATTTACCCTGTTCCCATAAATGAACTTCATCGGCAATTAGATGTTTAACAGACATACCATGTGCCTTTGCTGTATTACTACTACCCATGGTAATAGACATATGTGGAAATAGGACACCACTTTTCTTGGCAGCAAATCTATCCTGTGCCAATAACGGTTTAATTACTTCCGTATTCTTTAGAAGGGGAAGTAGTCGTGTTTCTGAAAATAATTTACTAAGTTCATCCGTACTAAATATACGAAATATAGGTCCGGGTTCATTGATTACCCAATATACAATAGCAAGTTCTGATAATAATGATTTACCAATCTGTGTTGCCGTAATCATATTAACCTGTGTAATACGTGGATTGGTTATATCTTCCATGGGTTGATGAAGATAGGGGGATAAGTTAAGGTTCAACTTACCGGGTATAGCATAGGCAGGGGGTAATATAACATTTTCTTCGACCCATTCCTTCATACTTCCCTGAAAGGGGGGTTTAAGATTAGTTGTATATAAAGATAGTAATTCCTTCTTTATTTTCATATTTTAGCAATACGTTCCTTTATCACTTTATATATTGTCTGTAGTTCATCATCCAGTATAACCTTGATTTCTGTTTCCCCCGCACCTGCCAACTTTGGTGGCAATTCTTTAAATACTTTATTAAGAACAATACTTTGTTGTGTTGATATTTCCACAAACAATCTTCTTACATCATCGGGTTCAATAGTATCATTCTTAATCTGGTCAATCTGTAAATCCTTCAATTCAACATCACGCTTGGCAATTTCCTTCTTCCAGTAAGCAATATCATCTATTTCTGTAGCAACCAATGTATCATATACCCTTTCCAATTCAGGTTTTAATACTGTCCAGTTTATAGACCCATTGGTGAAGAAACCACGAATATCTTTCTTCTTTGCAAGTTTCAACATCTTTCTGGGAATGCCAGTAGCATCACTAAGCATGGATAAGTTATTATACATACGTAATTCTGCTTTCTTATATTTATCTGTTTCAAATAGGGGATTCATTTATTATATCTTTAGTAGGGTGTTTGCTAAATGGGATAAGGCACGTTTCTTTTCTTCATCATTCATGTTTTTTATATCATTTTCCAGTAATACCATATTCTTACCCCATGAACTTACCTTAACCTTTTCTGTATGATTATGGGTTTTCTGTTGACGTTTCCTAATTAACTTACGTAATTGAAGGGGTTTCAACTTCTTTTGACGGGCAATGTTTAGATATTTACTTGCTTCCTTTTTTTCCATTCCATATACTTCCAGAAAATGTTCCGGTAACAAATCTGTATATGTGCTATTATAAGTGCTAGCAATAGAAAAGAACCAAGTAATACGACAAATATCAAAACCGCTAATGTCTTCCACAACCTTTCGATTGTGTGCTTTCCTAATCTTTTCCATTTCAATCGCCAGATTAAATACTGCTTTTTTATATTCATTTATTAGATTTATCATTTCGTGAATTAGATTTACTATATGTGTCTTTTGATAAGGAAGACTTACCAGTATCAGCATATTTTATATTTAGTTGTTGACGAACATCATTGATACTTTTACTAAATCGTTGCTTACTAATACCAAGGGACTTTGCTATATGGGTGATATTATTTTCACATCCTAAATATATACCAACATCCATACCACAAGAATATAACAATGCTGCCAGTGTTACCTTTGGTGCTTTACTGGCAAATAGTAATTGGGACATACGAACTACAATATCATTAGTATCATGGGTGTTTTCTGTGACATCATCTTCTTCCATTGGATAACGAAAAGGTTCACTGTAATTTATATTATTATCATTATTTATCATCTTGTTCCTTTTTCTTTTTATATTTATCTTTCTTTCCAAAAATATCATCATAATTCTGTTTATATCTATCGGTTGGTAAGGTACGCCAACGACTACCTTTACCATTTTTAACAGAACTAAATGAACGTGCCGTATCATCCAATGTTTTACGGAATAGTTCCCCTTCATTGCTAATTATATTTGCCATATTCTTATTTTGTATTACGTTTCATTATAAAATGTGTCTGAATTTATATAAATATTCATTCATGGGAAAGATTCACGGTCGGCAACC